CGTAAATCTGAAAAATCAACGGCGATACCTAGTAATATTACAACATGGAGAAATGGTATTCGTTCTAAACAAGCAGCCATGGAAACATCTATAACTAACGCAAACGATACTCCAGCTCTTGAGACTTTATACACTTATGTTAATACAGCTGATGAAGGGGATCCAGTTGTAATGGAAAGACCAATTGGAGAGTTCCCAGAATTAGGATCTTAACATGCCTTTAATTTTACCAGGTAATGTAGCAACAGCAATAGGTGGTGCATACGAAGTAGCCAACTCATGTAGGTTTAATAGTGGAGATAGTGCTTATATGCACAAGACACCTGGCAGTACAGGTGTTGAAGAAAAATTTACTTTTAGTTTTTGGATGAAATTTAATCATTTAGCAAGTAATAATCAATGTCTTTTATTTATTGAAGGAGATAATGTATCAGATGATTATGTAGAAGTTGCGTTCAAACCAGAAGGTGTTGATGGAGCAGGATTGGATATTCAATATAATAATGGTACTTATTCAAGATATGTAACTAATAGATTATTTCGTGATCCTAGTGCTTGGTATCATATAGTTATTGCAGTTGATACAACACAAAGCACAGCATCAAATAGACATAAAATTTATGTTAATGGAACACAAGAAACAAGTCTTTCAGTTGAAACAGCCATACCTCAAAACGATGTTTTACAAGCTAATACATCAGGAAAAAAAATGTGGCTTGGAGCTCATGGTAATGGACCACAAAATTTTTGGGATGGTTATATGGCAGAGGTAGTTTGGATAGATGGAACTCAATATGCTGCATCTGATTTTGGAGAATTTGACAGCGATAGTCCGACAATTTGGAAACCGAAAGATGTTTCAGGATTAACCTTTGGTACGAATGGATTTTATTTAGATTTTGAAGATAGTAGTAATTTAGGCAACGATGCCAATGGTGGAACAGATTTAACAGAAGTTAATCTAGCCGCAACAGATCAGAGCACGGATACGTGCACAAATAATTTTTGCACAATAAATAGTTTGGATAATTATCATGCTGGAAACACTCTTTCAGAAGGTAATCTTAAAATAGTATCAGCAGGTGGTGGAGCTGGTTGGGATGGTTCAAATACAGGAACTATGGGTGTATCTGCTGGTAAATGGTATTGGGAACTTTTTGCTGATACTGATGCTAATGTAGAAATATATGGAATAAAATCAGGCGTTAGTCATACTGATAGCAATTATGTAACTGAAACAACAGCTCTTGGAGAGTTGGGATATGGAATTGTAACAACAAGTGGAAATATGGGTTATCCAGATGGACAATCTGAAAGTTATGGTTCTGCTATTGATGCAGACGATAAATTAATGTTTGCTTTAGATATGGATAATTTAAGGTTTTATTTTGGGGTCAACGGAACTTGGGCAAACTCTGGTGATCCAGCTGGTAATTCAAATGGTTATACCATAAGTGCACCACCATCAGGTTTTTATTTTCCAGCAGTAAGTTTTTATGTTTCAGAAACAATTTATTTAAATTTTGGTAGTCCACCTACTGGATTTACAATTTCATCAGGAAACGCAGATGATAATGGATATGGAAATTTTGAATATGATGTTCCAGCAGGATTTTATTCGATTTGTACGAAGAATCTTGGGGAGTTTGGAGGATAGATGGCAGCTTATACAGCAATAGACGATTCAGAAGCACGTTTCCAGTGCAAGCTCTATACCGGAACAGGAAGTTCACAAGCTATTACTTTAGATGGCGATACAGATATGCAACCAGATATAGTATGGATCAAAAATAGATCAACTTCTGATTCTCATAATCTTTATGATGCTATAAGAGGTGTACAAGACATCATTTATCCAGATTCAACTGCTGCAGAATATACAAATAGTGGAGGTTTAACAGCTTTTGGCTCTGATGGATTTACTGTAAATACAGATAATGAAGTAAATAAAAGTAGTAGTAGTCATGTAGCTTGGTGCTGGAAAGCAAATGGCTCTGGTTCATCAAATACAGATGGTTCAATAAACACAGCAGCAACAAGTGTTGACACTACAAGTGGAGTAAGTATTAATACTTTTACAGGATCAGGTTCAGCAGCAACTATCGGTCATGGTTTAGGTGCTGTACCAAAATTTATAATTTCAAAAGAAACAGGTGGTTCAAATGCTTGGTATGTTTATCATGTAGCTAATGGTAATACTCATGGTTTAAGATTAAGTTCAAATGATGCTAAAGAAGATGATGCTACTTTATGGAACGACACAACTCCTACGTCAACTGTCTATTCAGTTGGAAGTAATACAGGAACTAATGATAGCACTGC